GTTAGAATTGCCTATGATGTTATTATAATCTACCGATAATACTCTTTGAGAAGCGCCAAAAGCCATAATTTATCCTTAACATATTTTATTATATTTATACTTTTAAATGTTTTGAAATTCCCGAAATATAACAAATAATATTTTCATTAATATTATATCCACGTTTTTCCGCCCATTTTTTCCATTTCATGGTGGTTAATAGACTTAAAAATGATTCTTCTCCGATAATTTTATTAAAAATGTATTGGGATAATGGTGTATTATGGGATTGAGTAATATCAATCAATTGATCTGTAAAACTCATAATATGTGGCATTGTCATCATTTCATTTTCTAAAATATATTGTGATTTAAAAATAGCTTGAGCTTCTATTAAAACAACGCCAAATTCTCTTTCAATAAAAATTTTATTTTTAATTTTTTTCATTGTTTCTATATCAATAAAATAAAAATCAATATTATTATCCACAAACAAATTTGCTTTGGGCAATAATATTTTGTAAGAAAGCTGAAACATTTTCATTACCTTGCTTATACAGCTAGAATGAAGCATTAAATTGTCAAAAACAAATAAAACAGGTTTGATTTGTTTATATGCCAGAAATTTAATGGTTTTACTTAAAAAACTCGTAATATCAGAATAGATTACAACAGCACGTAATTTGTTATCTTCTAAAAATTGACAATATTCGGTGTCATCACCAAACAGTTCTGCATCCAATAAATTAGATGATGCTATTTCTAAAATAGTTTCAGGAATATTCATTGGCATTATTTCATTTAATAATAATAACTTACGTGCCAAAGACGGAGTCAACGTAATGTTATCAAATTTATTTAACATAACTTTCCTCCAATGACAACTCCCGCTTTAACCAAGTGGCAAATAACTTATTGCTTGGCGCACTAATATTACATTTTTCATCAATAATATCTATTGTTACTGGTAAATCTTTAGTATTTTCATATTCCAAAAAATACTGTTCAACAGAACTGTCAAAATCAAATCCATTACCACTTATTAAATTAATTAAATCTGTTTTATTGCGTTCATTAATTTCCAACAACCATATATCATGCTCACGTATTAAACGCAAATTAGCCATACTTTTTTTATTAATATCTTTCATAAATTTAGCTAATTCGGGGGTATAGATAAATCTAAAAGCAAAAGTATTATCACCTATGTATCTTACTTCTCTTTTAATTTGCTTACTTTCATATACTTTAATTGTTTTACTGCCTTTATGAGTAAGCCAATATTCGTATTGATCTTTATTTAACCCCAAATCCATATAAAGAGACTTGTATTTTGGCAATATATTTAATAATAATTCATATTGTTTTGAACTTAATATTTTGTCTAAATACACCTTGTATGCCATATCCCATATGAATTTTAAATCATATTTATTGTTTATTTTATCATACGGCGGCAACTCATTATATTGATTATTTGGTAATTGAGAAATATAATTTTTATCTGGTCTAAAATATGAACATTCTTTAAGCATGTCCTCATATACAGTTAAAATTAGTGTTTCAGTATAAATCATTTTATATTCTTTCTAAACCCATAATTTAATTCAGCATCTTCAAGGCCGGCGCATCTAAGTCTAGTAATATTGTTTATTTGAAAACTTTTATTATCTAATCCCTTCATAACACCCAAATACTTGTTTCTAATAAAAGCAATTTGGTTGATTATTTCAGACATTGTAACTACGTCTACATCTGCTTCGGCATATTTTTCTGCATCCCTTGACGATAACGATTTATTATAATGTTCTAAAAAATGTTTTAATTTACTGCTTCTAAGTTTACTATAATGAATATTCAAAAGTTCTAAAATTGCTTCAACTTCTTGTAGTTGATTAAATCTATATTCTACTATTCCCGGCAACATAGATGATGCTCGTTCTAAACTACCGCTAAGTGCAATTTCGGATCGAGCATCATCCAATTCGTTGGAATAATAGTCGTATGCTTCCAAAACAATAGAATAATCTTCAGGATTGGCCGTTAGTTTATTAAACCAGGACATTTAAATTACATTAATCCTCATCATTGTCGGTATTATATTGAAAACTTTTTTCTAAATAAACTTTATCAATATATCTATCTTCGCCTTCAATGGCAGACAATGTATCAACATCAAATCCGTAATCTTCGAGTTTTTCAATAAAACTATACGTAACAATTTGTCGTTCTTTTGCTGGTACAAAATCCTTAAAATGCTCCCATATTTCTAAAACTAGTTCTGGCTTAATATCACTCATCAATTTTTTCCTCTTCTACTTTATCAAAATTCTTTTTGGAGTGAACTAATGAAGAATGTTGTTCCATGATTAAATCTAATATACCATTTTCATTACGTTCGTATTCCTTACGGTAATACTTATATTCCTTTCCCGAAATGTCAATAAATTTTAATCTATTTCCATCTTTAACCAGCAAACTTTGTTTTTCAAACATATCAACAAGCCCACTGTATGGATTCATACCCGTATCATATGGTATTTTTATTTCAACTTCTTCAAAGGGTTTTGTAAAACGTGTTTTCATTATTTTACATTTTGATCTAATACCACGAATATCAGAAACTTTATTCCCATCTTCGTCTTCTTTAAGTTTCAATTTTCTCATAGCCAAAACAATAGAGGAAGCATATATGAATCCCTGGCCACCTGAAATTTTATCATCGGGGTCAAACATGTCTTGGCTTGCATATGTATGGTTGGTTGCCAACATACCTATATCGAATTCACCAAACATATTAACGCAATTTCTAACCAACGCAGTAAGTGCTTTTGGTTTACGACCCATATCACCTTTCAAATCGCCAGCAGCAAATTGATTTACGTCCGTTGGAGTCAACATCATACCCAAACTATCTATAACAAATAATACTTTAGGTCGGTCATCTTCAGCAACATTACCATGTTCTGATCTATATTCCTTAACAAAATCTGAAACAAGTTTAGCAACATCATCTATCATTGCCAAGTTAACTTTAAGCATTTTATCTTCAGAAGTATCTACACCAAGTGGTTTAAGCCATTCTTCGTCAAGAGCATTTTCTGTATCAATTAACACGACATAAATTCCTTGAGCTTGTGCTTCTCTCATTACATTAGCACACAAAAAGCTTTTACCGGACCCGCTTTCGCCCGCTAAAACAGCAACCTTACCCAACGGTATAGCTCGTTTAAAATCCCCACTAATTCGGTAGTTTAATGCGTAATTACCAATACTAATCCAAGTTTTGGGGTCATTAAATCCAATACTAATTCCATCTATGTTTTTTGTTAAACTTTTTCTAAGTTTACTTGCATCAAATACTTTTTTCATTCAATCAATCCCCATCTAAGTGTAGCCAGACTATACTGGCTACACTATATTTTTTGCAAATTTAATTTAAATTATTTCTTAGCTCTATTTCTCAAGGCTTCTAAAATAGCAGAAGGATCTACCTTTTTAGCAGGCGATGCATCATCCGAGGCTGTTTCGGCTTTAGGAGCGGCTGTTCTTGCCTTTAATTTGGCTAAAGCTTCGGAAGCCGAGGGCTTAGCTGATACTACCGCCTCCTCTTCAACTTCTTCTGGTTCTACTGGTTCTACTACCTTAGCAACAGGCTTGCTTACTATTGGTTTTGCGGCGGATGCTTTTGATGATGACTTAGCATCGACATCGTCATCATTGTTGCCATATGTATTTGGCTTGAAATACCTGCTAAATCTCGCGGAATCATAAGGTTCGCCATCCACACTCGCTTGGAACATTTCACCAATAATTTTAACTTCTTCATCGGTTGGTTCTTTTGGCATAAATTGGTTTAAGTCAAACAATCCAAATTTTTCTATTGCAGCTATTTCATCATCATTTAGTGAACGAGTCTTCATACTCCACTTTGATGTAGAATAATCGGCATATTGCCCTTTTCTAGTTTTTGCCAATCTAAAATCTCTACCACTAATATAATCAATTGGCAAATCTTCAATTTCAGGATCCAACAATGAAGCACTAATTATACCATATATAGATGGATTAATAATAAATCTTCTAATTGGGTTTTCCGGTTTTTCTTTTTCATTAATGGGGTCATCAACCACAAAGCCCTGGAATATGTAGCTTCTCTTCTTCCAATATGTTCTAGCAGTTGCTTCTAAATCGGGTTCCTTAAACCATGGACGAATTTCTGTTAGGATAGGACAAGTCTTCCCAAACATTTCCATACAGGGTACTTGAACAGTGACCTGCTTTTGCGCATCATTATCCATTCCAGAAAAGGGAAGTTTGATTATTTGACGTTCAGCCCAAAAATATGTGTTGTTTGGATTACCATCTGGTAAAAATCTAAACAATGCTGATGTGCCGTCGGGGATGTTCCAAAAAGGATAACTAGAATTATCTCTACTTGAGTTATCGTTTTTTTGTTGTTGCGAAAGAAGCTTCGCGCGAATTTCTTGTAATGTAGCCATTATGTTCTCCTTGTGTTAGCCAATGTTAGCCAATGTTAGTGTTTATGTTAGTTCTTATGTTAGCCAAGATAACCAAATAAATTTAGTTAACGTATTATTTATAGTTGATATACAGAATTAAAACAATATTTAATTAGTTTTTATCAAATATTTTACCGGCAAATTCATTTATTTCTCGAAGGCTTAGACCTTCTCCGAGTAATAAATCTTCTAAATCTTCACGACGCATATTCTTTACTATATTTTTAATAACAACCATTTCAGGTCCTGAAAATTTAGTAGAATTTAATATATAATCTTCGTATGCCCTAAAAGCAATTGGTACATATGGTTTAATTAATTTTGCCATTGCATCGGCATATACTCGTATTTCATATTGAGCGTGGGGATCTGACCTTAAACGCATGTAATTAAATAGATTGCTTAAATCCATTTTCCAATACATTTCCGTGTAATTTCCCACAGGTAATACTGATCTAGCCAGTTCTTTGGCTATGCCGCCTGGTTGGTCTGTTTCTCTAAATTCATCATCTAATAACCCATCATTTGGGTTATATAAATCATAAAAATCTGTGTTTTCTCGTCCCAAAAGGGTTTGGTATGCGTTATAAGCATTATCATATGCTATCCGCATAACCTCTTGAACACCTTGCGCATTTTTAAGCGAAATCTCGCCATTTCTGCCTTGCTTGTTGTCTTTGGCTTGGGGTTTTATATTAGGTATTTCTGGAACGTAAAATTCATTACTCATTTCTGAATATCTACCAGAATATTCATTAATACTTGCTGTTCTATGACGAACATGTTGCCTAGCAACTAATATTGGCATTTTAATATGAAATTTAAATTCTACCATTTCCATTGGAGTATTATGATGGTGCCGTATTAAATACCTAATAAGGCTTTCATCATTTCTAAGAGTTTTGGTTCCTTTGCCGTATGAGACTCGAGCGGCTTGAACAATAGCAGCATCTCCTGCACCTATTTCATTGGGCATCGCATCCACGAGTCCGATAAATCCGTGATCAAGAATTGGTATATATTTTGTATCGTGTAAAACGTCTAATTGGGCTGTCATAATATCATCCTTTATTTTTTATTATTATAACTTACAAAGGATGATAATATTTTATCGGGCAATAATCAATTTAATTATTTTCTGTAAATATATACGCTGACCCCGAATTAGAACTCGGGGCATCATC